GCTGAGCCAGCACGTCGAGCACGTTTTCCTTCTCCATCAACCTTCTCCCATCATCTTGAGGTAATCCGCGAGCCGGTGGCTGCGGTAATTATTTTTTGTGTTACGAAAATAGCTATTGCATGGTTTTCCGTGGCACGCTAAATAGGTGTCACAGGCGGCGGATGGCGCAGCCCACGGAGACAGACGATGACCCGCACCGACACCCACGACTTCAAAGGTCTTCAGGTTATTGCGAATGCCAACGGCAGACTTTCGATCATGACGCCGTACCGCACTGAGCGAGGCGAAAAGAAGCACCGCGCTGAAGGCGATTTTGCCGATCGCAAGGAGCTTGCCGCGTTCTGCCACGGCAAGCTGATCGGCTGGATGAATGTCTGAGGAAAAAGCCCGCGCCATGGCGCGGGCCTTACTTGGTGCCGAAGCCTTTCGGCCCAGCTTGTCAACCGCACCCGTAGGATGCTGCGACACACTGTGTTTAAACACAACAACGCTACGACACGGCGACGTGTCATCCCTGTCAAACAGGTTGCCCGGCCGCACCAGCTCAGAGATTGCGTTGACCGGGCGCGATGAAACAATCACATCAGACGGAGAATGTCCAGTGCCTGAAAAACGCCCACGCGGCCGCCCATCAGACCCAGACGCGAAGGTTTCGGGTTCCATCCGCATCCGCCCGTCCGAGATAGCCGCGTTGGAGGCCAAAAACCCCAACGGCTGGCGAGAGCGAGTTGCCGAACTGATCGCGGCCGACATCACTGCATGAACCCCAGATAGCCACGCACCGTGTCTGCGCTGAGCCCGTAATGCTTGGCTACGGCTTCGGGGCGGGCGCGTGCTCTGCGGCGCAGGCCGGCGTCCTTGAGGGCGTCCAGGATGAAGCGCTGGAGGGTCATGGGCGCTTTCCCTTTGCCTTGAATGTCTCCGGGTAGGGCTTCATGCCGAGCCGAGCGCAATGCTCTGCCCAGCGATTAGCCTTCTCAGCCTGCGTCCAATCAGGGCGCGCCATGACCTGTTGCCAGTCCATCAAAAAGGAACGTCATCGTTCAGGTCGTCATGACCAAACGAACCGCCCTGAGACTGCCCGCGATGCTGATTGCCCGAAGATTGACTGCGATTAGTGCCGGCGTTGTCAGAGCCGTTTGACTGCCCCGGCCCATCCAGCATCGTGAGGACCGAGTTGAAGCCCTGAAGCGTGATTTCCGTCGAATACCGATCGTTGCCCTGCTGGTCCTGCCATTTCCGGGTTACGAGCGAGCCCTCGATGTAGACCTTCGAGCCTTTGCGCAGGAACCGCTCAGCGACGTTCGCTAGGCCCTCGTTGAAGACCTTGACCGTGTGCCACTCGGTCTTTTCCTTCTTTTCCCCGGACTGGCGATCCTTCCAGCTTTCGGAGGTCGCGATCCGAAGCTCGACGACCTTGCCGCCGTTCTGGAACGACCGGCTTTCCGGATCGCGGCCCAGGTTCCCGACGAGGATTACTTTGTTGACGCTGCCTGCCATTTATCCATTCCTTTTGATTGTGATTGGCTGAGCCCGACCGCGACCGCTGACGGGGGATTTCGCGCGAAGCCTGCATGGCTCGCAGCGTCGATTGAGTGATTTTGTGACCAGCCCGGTTTTGACCGTGAAGCTCTGCCCACAGCGGGGACATTCGCTGCGCCAGATCAGCAGGCGGGAAGCCGTGCCGTCTTTGCGCCGATATGGTTGGGTTGCCTCCAGCCGATAGGTCTGTTGATCGAGCTGAATCGTCGCGCCGACCAGCGGGGCGGTTTTATAATCAACGTGGTTCATCGCCCTTCCCCTTCACGGGGGCCGCCGCTTGTGAGGCGGCCCCGATACGTACCGTAGGTACTAGCTGTCTCCGCTCCGCAGATTTGCGAACTATTTCCGCAAGCAATTTCAACGGCTTGGCCTTTACCTCCGCGTACTTCCGCAGTACTTCCGCAAAAGTACTTCCGCAGTACTTCCGCAAGCAAATTCAATGGGTTAGCTGAAATGGTGCGGAAGTAACCCATCACCGGCCACCTACTTCCGCAGGCCGCTCGGGCCACCGCACGACCCGCAAACCCTGCTTTTTCGAGTGGCTGTCGACCTGCTCGGTCGCGATCAATTCGGCTGCGCCCCATGCCTTGATCTGTCCGATCGCGGCGTTGCGGCTGATCTTGAAACGGCTTTGCAGCCATGTGCCGAGATACCGTTCGGTGGCGTTATGGGATGCCGAAAACGGGTTCCCTTCACGCCAGCGGCGGTCGATCTCGCACAGCGCATACCAAGCGTGCGCATCGCTGAATTGGTGGCCAACGGGAGCGCCATCGTCCTCCTGGGGAGGCAAGACGAACGTGCCGTTCATCCACATGAAGCCAATCTCGGTGCCCTTCCGAGCGTAGTTGGCTTTCTCATTGCGAAGGACGCGATAGTCGGGGTCGACGACCACGCCATCCTCGTTCTTCGGGGTTTCGAGGAACAGGCGCGAGCGCACCTGATTTTCCCAAGCCGTAGAGCCTGAGTAGCTGTCACCGGCTTTGTTGGGAAAGCCGACCATGGTGACGGCACCGTCAATCGCGCGTGCCATGGCGTTGCAGAGATTGACGAAGGCCGCGACCTCTTGGCGGGCATTCTCGTTGCCGGTGAACATATGCGAGGTATTGTCGAGGGACACGTGACGGACGTTCAGCGCCAGCGACGTGTCGACAATTTCCCCGTATCGTTTGGAAGCGCGAATGGTGCGCGCCTCATCGAAAGTGCAAAGCTCGTTGCCCGGCTCGCCATAGAGCGAGAGCAGGTGAACCTTGCCGCGCGTATCTTCCAGGCTGATGCCAAGACCGGCGCAGATTGCGGCCTGGCGACGGTGCAGCTCGCTCGGATCGTCTTCGCAGGTGATATAAAGCGTCGGCACCTGCTCGACCTCAACACCCAGGAAGGGCAGGCCCATGCCGATGCACGTGCACTTCAACTGCTCAAGCAACGATTTACCCGCGGCACCTGCACCTGTCAGAAGGGTAGCCTGGTGGTAAGGCACGAGGCCTTCGACCATCCAGCGGCGTTCCGGAATGTCTTGCCCCTGCCAATCCGCAGGCGAGATGACGCCACGCGAAAGGCCTGCGCGCGTGGCAAAGCAAGCGGCAACGTCCTCCAGCCCGTAATGGGCGGCCTGGTCATTGAAGTCGGTGCCATCGGCGCCCATCATCTCAGGTGCGACGACACGGCCCTTCACAGCATCTGCGGCGCGCTGAGCGTCCTCGATGCCGTTGGTATCAGCGGCGATAATGATCTCACGTCCGGGGTAGCGCTGTGCGGCAATCTCAGCGGTTAGGAGCAACGCTCCCTTGCTGAAGCCGATCAGAACCAGATAGCCGGTTGCGGCCTGCACTGTCGCAGCGGTCGCAAAGCCTTCCGCCACCACTACCGGGCCGCTTTCAGCATTGCCGATCGCGAACGTCCCGCCCTTAACCGGCACGCCTGCATGGAACAGCTTCTTGCCGCCAGCCTCAGGTGGGATCGACTGGACCGACTGGATCAGCCCATCTGCACCAAAGATTGGCACCAGCAGGTTGTCGCCTTCCCGGCGCGTTCCGTAGGGCGCGATATTCTTGCGCTCCAGGTATCCATTGCCAACGCCGTTGATTGGCAGCGCGCGAGCCCAACGGGCGCGGGCCTCTAACCGGGCATTTTCCTCACGGTGTCGCTGCTGCGCCTCGCGGTGGGCGGCTTCCTTTTCACGCTTGGCGCGATCCGCTTCATCCAAGCGCGGCGCTTGCCCGCCGGTCAGCGTGCGAATGGCGTCGCTTATCCCGACGTTCTCCAAGCGCGATACGAAGTCGATGACATCGCCGTGCGCGCCACAGCCGAAGCAATGATAGGCGTTGTCCTTATAGACGACGAAGCTGGGGCTCTTGTCGGCATGGAATGGGCAGCACCCAACCTTATTGCCGCCCGCACGGCGCAGCGGAATCGTCCGCGAGACGATAGCCTCAAGCGGATATTCGCGCCGGATCGCGTCGAAATCATAGGCCACGTTCACGCTGTCTCCAGCTGATATGCGGTGATGAGGAGAGCGGCTTCGTCTGCTGTCACAGCCTCACAAGCCCCGGCCGTGACGATCATTGCCTTCTTCGCCTCAGGCGTCGGGCAGCGGTCGACAACGGCGCGCAGCGCGTCGAGGTGAGGGGGCAAGGCGAAGTCGCTGAGCGTCATGCGTGGATCGCCCGAACCGGAGCGCCCCACTCGGCAAATAGACGGTGCGCGAACTCAGGGGTGCGAACGCAAGCGACACGGAAGCCCATGCGGTGCATGTTGTTGCCCCAGTCGATCTGGGCTTGGTCGAGTGCCCCGTCGCCCTTCTTCCATTCGAGGAAGGCGATCCCGTGGTTCCACACGTAATGTTCGTCAAAGACGCCGGGCGTCAGCCCTTCAAGTTTGGCATTCCGCTGTGCGATGAAGCCTCGCTTGCTCGCGTTCGGCACACCCCATGAACCGACCCCAGGTGCCGTCATATGGAGAAGGCGCCGAAAAGCAGCTTGCCGTGACTTCTCGCTGGCAAGACCCTTATCGCGTGGCTCTACCGGGAAGATCGGCTTTTCACGAAGCGGCGTCTCTAGCGCATCGAGAAGGGCAAACGCGTTCACAGCATCCGCCCCATCTTCTGCATCGCCATTTCAGCGACGTGCAGCTTGACGCCAAAGGCATCAGCCAGCGTCTGCGGCGTATGCTCCGCGACCTTCTCCGGCCGCGCGCAGAACAGGAACTGGATCATGTCCAGCTCGCGATCGGCTGCGGTGCGCGGCTTTGGGAGCTTGGCGTATTTGCTCATGCTGCCCACCGGACGGCCTGAAAGCCTTTGGCGCGTGCGCGCTCGATCAGCTCGGCGTCTGTCATCCAGACGATTCCGCACATCCAGTATTTGCCACCCTGCGACTGGTTGCCGTTCAGGTCGCAGCGGAAAACCCGGCGATCGCGGCGCATAAAATCGGCCGCTTGTCCTGCCTCGGACATGTCGCGCTGATAGCCCTCAGGCTTGTATGCGAGGGTGAAGCACTGACGCTCGAACTTGCGGCCGGCGCTGCTCTTCAGTTGCGCCCGACGAGCGCGCTCCACTCGCGCGGCGCGCTGCTCTTCGGTTTCGCCAATGACACGCTTGCCCGGCAGACCGTATTGCTGCGCCCATAGGTATATCGTCTTCTTGCTGACCTGATACCGCGCAGCCAGATCGGCCGTCGACGTGTTGTAGAACTGCTCCGAAAAGTGCTCGCGCGATGGCTTGTCCATGCAAGGCCGTCCACCACGCGATCCGAGCCAGGGGCCAAGATCATACTGACGGGCGATCGACAGCACCGACTTGCGGTTGCGGCCCAGCTTCTCAGCCACGTCGTTAGCGAGCAGACCCTGTTTGATGAGGGCGCGCAGCTCTTCTAGCTGCTCAGGAGTCCAGCCGACGATCATGCCGACGCCTCCAGCACCGAGACGAGCCGGTCAGCGTACCAGCGAGCCTTGCCAGCATCCTGAGCTGCATCATCCTTGAGACCGCAGCGCCAATTGTACTTGATGACCTGACCGCGAAGGAACGCGATGAAGCCATCACGGCCAAGCGCCGCTTCGATGGCGTCGATGCATTCGACCTTACCGGCCGTGTAGTGCGACGGGTGGTTGACGGGATCGCTCATGCCTGAACCTCCGAACGGCGCAGCAGGGCGTCGAGCGAGTCACGCAGACCCTCAATAATGCTGCGATTGGTGTGAATGAGAGCGGTGGGGACCGCATCGGACGAGGCCAGCGCTTCGTTGAACAGCATGCCGACCTGAGCGACCTTCACAGCGGTCAGCCGGTCGTTGCAGGGCGGTTTGTCACCCTCGTAGCACATGCGCATCAGCGATCCGGTGAAACGGCCGTTCCACTCTCGCTTGCCGCGAGCATAGGCCACGACGCCCATCTCTGACGTGCCATCGGCATATTTGGCAGCCTGGTCTTCGCTCTTGCCGAGCACGGCGCCAATATCGGCCCACGTCAGCTTATCCTCGGCGCGGATCAGCGAGAGGCTGTTGCCGAGGTTCGACAGGACCAATGAAGCGGAAAACGCAGGCCGGATGCCGTGGAAGCGCGGGTCTCCCATCAGTATACCTCCCCATTATGGACAGATTGAGAAGCCCCGACCCACTGCGCATCCGAGCAGCCACAGATGCGACCGCCGC